CTGTAAGTTTTACATAATCAAATATTAAAGGCAAACCATATTTATTTCTCATTTCTTCCCCCATATTAAAGTTATTATTATTGCTAATACTAAAGCTAAATAAAAATGTTCCATTGTTACCTTTCTTTTAGTTTCTGACCTCATCAGTTAGGGATTAACCCCAAGACACCCCTTGTGGGGGTGTTTTGGTCTTTATAATTGTATATCTCTTAAACCTTCAAAATTTTGAAATTTAGGAGAAGTATCAATCCAAGTTTGATCGCCTATTAATCTATCAACTTGTTCTTCTCTTACTAAGTATTTCTTTTTATTAGTTAGATTTAAAATTATAAAAGGTTTTTTAGAACTAGGTCTATTTGTATAACCTACAAGACTATAGTCATTACCTTTAATTTTAAATATCTTAGACAAATCCCAACCTCTGTAATACTTAGGATTTGCATTTCTCATTATCATTAAAGAGTCTAAGTTTTTTTCCTCTTTAGTTTTAGCATTAGGTAAAGATACTTCCAAAGTTACTTTAAAACTATCTGAGTCATACCTTGCACCACCAAAACTAACCTTTACGCCTAATTCTTTTTCATTAAGCATAGATTTCATTTTGTTAATGATTGTGTCTATATTATTTGAGTCTATTTTTTTCATGTTTCTTTCCTTTGTTGATTTGTTTTTCATTCTTTATTTGTATCATTTTTGTATTAGATTGCAAATAATAAAACCATAAGGTTTAAAATAATTAATGTTCTCTAAATGTTCTTATTGATTATAATGTGATTAAGTATTAAACAACACCCTGAAAGGAAGGTAAGATATGAGTAAAAAAGGGTTTACAATGATTCCAAACCAATTAATTATTGATGAGGAGTTGAGCAAGGAAGCAAAAGCATTATTTGTCTATTTAAGGTATTTATCGCCTAGTTTTAGAATATTAAGGAATGCCACATTATTGACAAAATTGGATATGTGCTTGTCCACACTTCAAAAGGCAAAAAATGAGCTAATGAAAGAAGGCTATTTAGTTATCCACAGAAAGACCTCTGCTAATAAATATGAGCTAAGACTACCTGTTAAACAAGTACCTGATAGAGTATTAAATAAGCAGGTGGGTAAGTATAATTTACTTAGTATTAAGAAGAACAATACTACTCTATATAATAATATACTTCATAAGAAAGGGTTTAAAGGTTTTAAGAAATGAATGAAGATGAATATTACTATAATAATGAACCACTTCAGTTAAGCTATAGGAACAACTACATCCCCCCTGAGAAGATTGAAATAGTTTTAAAACTTCAACAAGATTATGAGTCTGGAATGGTGTCAGATGCTCAAGTTCGTTGGATCTGTAATAATAGTCGTTTCGGTTCTTTCACTATTATGAAAATAATAGACAAGTTATTATTTGAGAAGAAACTAAAGCATAACCCTATAACACTTGATAAGCGAACATTTTATAAGCCTAAAAGACCTTTTGATTTGTAATACACAACATATTGTGTTAAACGATTTATAGACTACTAAGCTCCCTTGCTTTGGTCTATTAGTTATAACTGTTACTGGTGGAGTCTTTCCTTTCTTTCTATCTCTGCCAGTAACCCTAAACAAAATATTATGGCAGGTCGACCAAGAAAATTAAACAGAAAACTAGAAGAACAAATCCTAGAACTTATTGCAGATGGTTTAACAATTAGACAAGTATTTGAAAGACCAGAAATAGAATATAATTGGTCTAGCTTTAGAAAAGAATTATTAAACTCTGAAGAACTAATGATGAAATATAATCAAGCTAAACAATTAAGTGTTGATTTAGAGCTTAGTTCTTTAAAAGATAAAAGGTTAGAACTTGAAGCTAAAATAGAATCTGGTGAGTTAGATCCTAAAGCAGGACAGAATTTAGTAAACCTTTTTAAACTTACTATTGCATCAAGCCAATGGTCTGCAAGTAAAATTATACCTAAAAAGTTTGGTAAAGCTGCTGAAACTCTGTCAATTAAATCGGAAAGTAACGAACCTTTAACCATTTCATGGTCTAAACCTTAGATTAATTATGAATATTTCTTTTGCTAAACCTTCTAGAAGTATTGGTATTATTAATAGAGTGGTAAAAAGAACACACATAAAAAGCAAATGCTACATATAAGAGTGATAAAAATACCACAGCTTAGAATGTTTCTAAGTTGTTTGGCTAGTTTTCCGATAATCATAACTTATCGGAATATAACTATTGATAGTCTGTAATTATCGCTAGTAATAATTAATTGGTTTATGAAGAACAAATAGCGAACATGGGGGTACTTAAAAAAGCTATACCCACTTTTTAGGTTACCTGTTGAAATAATATTGATACAAGGCATATACACATGGATGACAAATTTCTAAAAACAATAATCTTCATTATGAAAGATAAGACGACAAAGAAACCAGTTGTGATAACTCACTTCAGAGGTTTTAAAAATAAAGCTGAAGCTGATGACTTTTCAGAGTTTTTAAAGTATCAGTTTATAACAGAGGATGATTTTGATAATTCAAATAAAACATTACATTAGGGGGGGTTTGTTTAAAAAATGAAACAAATTGTAATTCCTTATTCGCCAAGAGAAATCCAAAATTTTTTGCATGAAAAATGCGATAAGAACCGCTTCAATGTAGTGATCGTTCACAGGAGAGGGGGTAAGACTGTCTTTGCTATCAACCACCTCATTAGAGCAGCTCTGACAAGCAGTAAACCCTATCCTAGATATGCTTTCATCTCTCCGTACAGATTGCAGGGAAAGAGTACAGCTTGGGATTATATGAAACAATTTTCTGCCACAATTCCAGGTGTCAAGTTTAATGAGTCTGAATTAAGGGTAGACTTTGGAATAAACAATTCAAGAATACAAATCTTAGGCGGTGAAAATAGTGCAGCTATTAGAGGTCAATACTTTGATGGTATAGTTTGTGATGAAACCCAGAATCTTTCGCCAGACCTCTTTGATACTATTTTAAGACCATGCCTATCGGACAGGAAAGGCTTTGCCATATTTATCGGCACACCAATGGGTAGAAATTGGTTCTACGAACTGCATGAGAAAGCTAAAAGTAATAAAGATTGGTTTACCAAAGTATTTAAAGCTAGTGAAACAAAGATTATAGATCAAGGAGAATTAGATGCAGCCAAACAAACCATGTCGCCAGAAGCTTATGACCAAGAATTTGAATGCTCATTTCAAGCTGGAATAAGTGGTTCTTATTTTGGATCTACGATTGAAGAATTAGAGAAGTCAGGCAAGGTTGTAAACTTTGATATAGAAGAAGATTTAGAAACTGAAACATGGTGGGATTTAGGAATGAATGATAGTACAGTTATTACCTTTGCTCAACGCAGACCAAGTGGCGAAATTAGAATTATTGATTGCTACGAAAACTCAGGTGAAGGCTTAGAGCATTATATTAATATTGTAGATAGCAAACCTTACAAGTATTCAAAGCACATAGCTCCCCATGATATTAGAGTTAGAGAGATCGGCACAAATAAATCCAGATGGGAAACCGCTAAAGAACTAGGGTTAGAATTTGACATAGCACCCAAACTTAGTGTAGAAGATGGTATTGAGCAAGTAAGACGAATGTTACCAAAGTGTTTTTTTCATAAAAACAATTGCAATAAGCTAGTAGAAGCATTAAAATCATATTGTAAGCGGTGGGATGAAAAAAATAATTGTTTTAGGAATAAACCCCTGCACAATTGGGCATCACACTTTTGCGATTCGGTAAGATATGGAGCTGTTACAGAACCCATAGAAAGATCGGATTGGAATAAGCCAATAGAAGTAGATACAAATTATATAGTTTAATATGGCAAAAAAAAATAAAGAAATATCAAATTTAGAATTACAAAGTTTATTATCAGGTCAAATTCAAAATGCTTTAGGTTATCTGGGTGGAGATTTATCAGATTCCAGAACTAAATCTTTAGAGTATTATTTAGGTGATAAATTAGGCACAGAAATAGATGGTCGTAGTCAGGTAGTATCAACAGATGTTGCAGATACGATTGAAAGTTTATTACCAAATTTATTAAGAGTATTCACAGCTTCAGATAAAGTAGTTCATTGCGAACCTATGACAGCCGAAGATGTTCCTATGGCTGACCAAGCGACAGCTTATTTAAATCATGTTTTTTATAAAGAGAATGATGGTTTTAAATTATTATATAATTTTTTTAAAGATGCGTTAATTGAGAAAAATGGTTTCTTAAAAATTTATTGGGATGACTCTGAAAAAGTAGATTACGAAACTTACGAAAATTTATCCATAGTTGAGAAAGAGGCTTTGCAAGATACTAAGGATGAAATAGAAATTGTAGAAGAAGAAATATTTGAAGATGAAGATGCTAAAGAAGAATTTGAAAAAGTTTTAGAACAATACGAATTACAAGGTATAGATGTATCTCAAGTTCAAGTTCCTAATTTTAATTTATATAATTGCAAAATTAAAAGAATTAAAAAAACAGGTAGAGTTAAAATAGAAAGTATTCCACCAGAAGAATTTTTAATTGATAGAAGTGCTAAAACAATTGAGGATGCCGATTTTGTTTCTCATAAAGTTTTAATGACAAGATCAGACCTTGTTGCAATGGGTTATCCTCAAGATGAAATTGATGAATTACCAAAATCAGATTTAGATATTTACAATACTGAACAAACAGTAAGGTTGACAGATGTTGATGATTATAAAATTAGTAGTTCAACTGATACTTCAACAGAAAAAGTTTTAGTTTATGAGTCTTATGTAAAATATGATTATGACCAAGATGGTATAGCAGAACTTAGAAAAATTGTATCTGCTGGATCAGATGGTAATCACATATTATCTAATATGCCTTGTGATAGTGTTCCCTTCGTAACGATCACTCCTATTCCAATGCCACATAGATTTTATGGAAGATCAATTTCAGAATTAGTAGAAGATGTTCAGTTAATGAAATCTACTGTTATGCGTCAGTTGTTAGACAATATGTATTTAACAAATAACAACAGAGTTGCTGTTATGGATGGTATGGTTAATATGGATGATCTTTTAACAACAAGACCTGGTGGAATTGTTAGAACTAAACAACCACCGAATCAAGTCATGCAACCTTTACAAGCACAACCAATTTCACAACAAGCCTTTCCATTATTAAATTATTTAGATTCAGTTAGAGAAGCTAGAACTGGTGTTTCAAAAGAAGCTCAAGGTTTAAGTCCAGATACATTAAATGCAAAAACTGCAACTGGTGTAAATGCACTAATGCAACAAACTCAAATGAGATCAGAATTAATCGCTAGAGTCTTTGCAGAAACAGGTGTTAAAGATTTATTTAAAAAGATATTTGAGCTGATGGTTAAGTATCAAGATAAAGAAAAAATTATAATGATGAGCAATCAATATATTCCAGTTAGACCTACTGAGTGGAAAGATAGATTTAATATTAGTATTGTTGTTGGACTTGGAACTGGTTCTAAAGAACAACAAACGATTATGCTAAATAGTATTTTAGAAAGACAACTACAAGCATTCCAATTACAAGGTGGAAAAGAGATGCCTATGGTTAATCTTAAAAATATGTATAACACCTTAACTAAGATGGTAGAGAACGCAGGTCTTAAAAATGTAGAAACTTACTTTGTAGATCCTGATGTTGGTAAGCAAATGATGCCACCACCTCAACCACCACCACTAACTCCTATTGAGAAAATAGAATTTACTAGAATTGATGCTGAGAATAAGAGAAAGATTGCTGACCTACAATTACAATCTCAAGAACTTGCTCAAAAAACTCAAGAAATGCAGTTAGACTTTGAAACTAAGATAAAAGAAATGTCTTTAAAGTACAATACTCAATTAGATACTGCTAAAATTAAAGCAGATGCAGATTTAGATAAGATGATGGT